TGGCTTCGAAACTATCTACGGTGACCAAATCAAGCAAGCAATGCGAGCGATCACAAATCAGATCGAATCTGCTGTTGCTACTGATGTTGCTAATAACGCATCACGCGCTTTCGGTACTGCTGGCACTACTCCTTTCGTAAATAACTTTGCGGAAGTTGCTGAGATTCGCCAGATTCTCGTAGACAATGGTATGCCTTCAAATGATGGCATGGCTTCAATCGTTATGAACAGCGTTGCTGGTACTAACCTGCGTCAACTCGCTTCACTACAATCAGTAAACCAAGCTGGTTCAAGCGATCTGCTTCGTCAAGGCACTCTTCTCGACCTCCAAGGTCTGATGATCAAAGAGTCTGCTGGCATCGCTTCTCACACTAAAGGCACTGGCGCAAGCTACGTCACCAACGGCACTTTCGCAGTTGGCGACACTGCTATCGACATCGATGGCGGCACTGGCACTATCTTGGCTGGCGACGTTATCACTTTCGCTGGTGACGCGAACAAGTATGTCGTGACTTCAGCTCTCGCTGCTGGCACTGTTACTATCGCTGCTCCCGGTCTGAAAGCCGCTCTCGCTGATGGCGTAGCAGTAACAGTCGGCGACAGCCACACTGCTAACATCGCTTTCCACAAGGCGGCAGTTGAGGTTGGTATGCGTCCATTAGCGCAGCCTAACGGTGGTGACGCAGCGGTTGACCGTCTGACAGTACAAGACCCAGTAAGCGGTCTGGTATTTGAAGTCGCAGCCTACAAAGGCTACAACAAGGCAATGTTTGATGTGTCTTGCTTGTACGGCTACAAAGTCTGGAAGCCCGAGTTTGCGGCTATCCTCCTTGGCTAAACGGAATGGGGTGGCTTCGGTCACCCCTTTTCCCTTCGGGGCTTAACATGGCTAAAGACCCACGACTGACACGCTTAGGACTTGATAAGTACAATCAACCAAAGCGCACACCTAACCATCCTACGAAATCCCACGTTGTTGTTGCTAAAGAAGGCGACAAAGTGAAAACGATTCGTTTCGGACAGCAAGGTGTATCAGGTTCACCAAAACGAGCAAACGAAAGTAAAGCTGACGCTGCTCGTAGGGCTTCGTTCCAAGCAAGACACGCTGAGAACATTAAGAAAGGCAAAATGTCTGGTGCATACTGGGCTAACAAGGTGAAATGGTAATGTATAACAAAGGCAAAAAGAAAAAACCAAAGGGCAAATAGATGCCTATCCGTAAAACCCAAAAGGGTTGGAAAATAGAAAACACTGCTGGCTACTCTAAAACCAAAAAGGAAGCAGAGAAGCGTTTAGCAGCAATCAAGACGCGGCAGAAAGGTAAGAAATAATGGCAACACTAATTGTAGAAAACGGCTCTATCGTTGCTAATGCGAACACCTATGTCACGATTGAAGAATACATAGCCTACGCAAGCAGCTTGGGCGTAACGGTCGAAGATACGGACACTTATAAAGTCCAGTTGATTAAAGCGGCGCAGTATATCGATTCAAAGGAATCTCAGTTATACGGAGACATGGTTGAAAAGACACAGCCATTATCGTATCCGCGCAACAATCTTGTAGACCTACAAAACTTTACTTGGGGCAATGACGAAATCCCCACGCTAGTTAAGAAGTGTCAAATGTCTCTTGCATTAGATATTAATTCTGGCGAAGACCTGTATAACTTGAGCGCATCTGCATCTGTAGCGGTTAAACGTGAACGAGTAGAAGGCGCGGTAGAGGTAGAATACGCTGTCACTGATAGCGCACGAATGGCTAGGAACTCACGCAGTTCTTCGCTACTGGCTGCACTGATGAAGAATGGCGGCACTAGCATACCGCTATCTATGGCTTAATATGAGCGATGCGTTTTATAACGGTCTAGCTGCCACTGCTGCAAGGCTGATTACTAAGTTTGGGGCTGTCGGTACGATTACACGCACCACAGGAGGCTCTGTAGACCCTGTGACAGGCGATACTACCGCAGGAACTACGGTTACCTATGCTCCGAATACAATCGTTCAGAGGTACGCTGACGAGCTTGTAGACGGTACTAGGATTTTAAGCAGTGATAGGCTGATTATCTTGGATAATACCGTACAGCCTTTGATGACTGATAAAATCACTGTAGGCGGCGAAAACTGGACTATCGTATCGATTACAGAGTCAAAGCCAGCAGGCGTTCCGTTGGTTTACTTCGTTCAGGCTAGACGATGATTATTAAAAACGCAGATCAAATAGCAAAACGCGCTAAGTCTACGCTTGATGAATTTACAAGAGCGGTATGGATTGAGCTATTTACAGGCGTAATTGACAACACCAGAGTAGACACTGGGCGCATGAAAGGTAACTGGCAAACTACAGTTGGTGCTCCTGCTAATAGTGACATAGATAGATTAGATAAATCTGGCGCTCAAACTATACGAGATATGCAGTCAAATGTAGGCGGCATTAATAAAATTACATATTTAACAAACAATTTGCCGTATGTTGGCGTCTGGGAACAAAGAGACGGCATGGTTGCCAAGAATATCGCTAGAATTGAAACAAATATTAGAAAGTTAGCTAGGAATATCAAATGAGCCTCAAAATCGACCAAGCATTTGTTCAGTCGTTTATTGATGGCTCTTTTGGGCTTCCAGTAGATTATGAAAATATGCCGTACACGCCTGTGTCTGGGACTGCGTTCGCGGAGCTTATACACTTGCCAAATCCGATAGATAGTCTGACGCTTGCCGATATGAATGAAACTAGCGGCATCTTCAGAATAATTTTGCGCTACCCTGCTGACGGTGGAGCCGTTGCTGCCAAGACTAAGGCAGAGGCAATCATGGCGCATTACCCTATTGGGAGTAGCGTTGCATATTCTGGACAATCTGCGACAATACGCTCAGTAGACCGCCAAGCAGGAGTTGTTGAAGACGCTTGGTACACACTTGTCGTTTCGATACGATATATTTCTTTTATAACGAGGTGATTTATGCCTGATTCAGTACAAACTCTTGTCGAAACCACGATTAGTGTCTCGGCATCTCTCCCTGCTACATATGATGCGGCAGGCTATGGGGCTTTAACTTTCACAGCGGTAGGTCAGGTAACTGATTGGACTGCTGGTGGTCAAGTCTACAATGTTGTCACTAGTAACCCTATTGCACAGCGTAGCACTGACAAATACAAAGGTACTTTTAACAACGGTACAGATTCAATCACTGTAAACCGTGATGATGATGACGCAGGTCAAGTTATCATTCTTGCGGCTCTTACTGATGATGCTGATTATGCTTTCGAGGTAACTTACCAAGACAGCACGATTGATTATTTCACTGGTAAAGTAGTTTCATTTGACACTGTCGCTGGGGGCGCAGACTCAATAGTTCAAAAGACTATTCAGCTGGAGCGTACCCGTTCGACAGTTACTGCATAAGGTAACTAAGAATGGATTTAGCGCAATTTGATCTGAAGGAAGCTGCGAATAGCGGTATTACTGTTGAGCTGGCTCACCCTGTAACTGGTGAGATTTTAGAGGACGAAAAAGGCAATAATCTTACTATTAAGATTCTTGGCAAAGACTCCGCTAAGTGGAATCAAACAGCAAAGCGTATACAAGCTAAAAACGCTAACAAGTATCGCAATGGGAAAGTGCCTGAAGCTGAAGTAGAACGCTCACTTCGTGAGATTCTTGCTGAATGCACTGTCTCTTGGTCGAACATCGTTTACAACGAGGAAGTTCTGAAGTGCAACAAAGAGAACGCCTTGATGCTATACGAAAAGCGGTCATGGATTGCGGAGCAAGTGTTGGAAGCTGCTGCTGACAGGGCTAATTATTTTTTAGCCTAAACCAGTTACTTGAAGATTATGTTCGCTATTGGGCTTGGCTCACTACGAACCAGAAAGGCGCTACGAAGGCACGAATTGAGTCTAATCCAGACCCAATTATGCCAGACATAGCGCCTTTTTCTTATGTCATAGACTTATTGGCTCAGATTGGACCAACCGAAGTTACATGGCAGGAAATAAGTAGCTGGTGCAATTTAACTGGTATCAAATTAAGTGCTTGGGAAAGTAACACTATAAAAAGACTTTCCTCTATATATACTTCATGCACTCAGCGGTATCACGATAGCACAGCGCCATCGCCATTCCGTAGTGTTGAAGCCCCAAGACCT